CGTCGACATTCCGCAGCAGGTCCGCTACCTCAGCGAGCCGATGAAGGTCATCCAGGCGCTCACCGACGCCGGCCGCTTCCATCACGACGGCAACCCGGCCTATGTCTGGATGCTGAGCAATGTCGAGGTCAAGGAAGACCGCAACGAAAACATCTTCCCGCGCAAGCTCCGTGCCGCGAACAAGATCGATGCCGCGGTTGCCACCATCGTCGCCATGTCGCGCGCCCTGGCGGCTGCGCCTGAAGACTCCACCATGGAACTCATCATCCTATGAACGCACCCGCTCCCGCCTGGTACAACGCCGAGCGCGTCGCCGTCAAGGGCTCTGTCGTCCTGCAAAATTGGATGGCCGAGCGCGAGCGCCAGCGCAGTGAAACCGCGCTCGTCGAAAACTCCAGCCAGGTCTATCCCAGCAGCGCCGGCACCAAAGACAGCCAGCTCTACGAATGGCTGGCCGGCTACGGCGCGATCTCCAACGCCGGGCCCGCTGTTACCGAACGAACCGCCATGGGCATCGGCGCGGTGTATGCCTGCATCGGCCTCATCGGTGGCGCCATCGCCGCCATGCCGCTGCCGATCTATCGTCGCACGCAAGCCGGCCGCGAGCGGGTCGACCACGATCTCTGGTGGCTGCTCAACGAGCAACCCTGTCCCTGCATGTCGGCCGCCGTCATGTGGGAATACATCATCTGGTCGCTGCTACTGCACGGCGATGCCTTCGCCATCATCCGGCGCGCCTCGCCCATGTCGCCCAAGATCGTCGGCATCGAGCCCGTGCATCCGCTCTCCGTCTCCGTGCGTGAAGTTGATGACCGCCTGATCTACACCGTCGCCGACATCGACGATACCGGTGTCTATGACCAGGACGACATGCTGCACATTCCGGGTCTCGGCTTCGATGGCTTGCGCGGCCTGTCGCCACTGCGTTACGCGGCGCGACAAACCTTCGGCATCGCGCTGGCCGCCGACGACTACAGCGCCCGCTTCTTCAGCAACGGCGCGCGGCCAGACTACGTCGTCACCCTCAAGTCGAAAATGGACAAAGAGGCCGCGCAGCTATTCCGCGAAACCTGGATGGCGCGTTATTCCGGCAACAAGAACGCCCACGTCCCGGCTATCCTCAACGGCGACGGCGCCGACGTCAAAGCGCTCAACATGAGCCCGGAAGAAGCCCAACTGCTCGCCACGCGCAGCTTTCAGGCCGCCGATGTCGCCCGTATTTTCGGCGTACCGCCCTCCATGATCGGCCTCTCGGAAAAGATGGCCGGCTGGAGCGGCAGCAGCGTTGAGCAGCAATCCATCGGCTTCGTCAAGTACACGCTGCAGCGGCATCTGGTCAAGATCGAACAGGAAATCAACCGCAAGGTCTTCCGTCGCTCGCTGCAGCTTTTCACCGAATTCAACACCGCCGGCCTGGAGCGCGGCGACTACAAGGCGCGCAACGAAGGCTATCGCATCGCCCTGGGCCGTCCCGGCGAAGCGGGTTGGATGACCGTCAATGAGATCCGCCGTCTCGACAACCTGCCGCCGATCGAAGGCGGCGATGAACTCAGTAAATTCGCGCCCGCCGTCCCGCCAGCGCCGACTCCTGAACCGGCTGCCGATCCGGTAACGGAACCCAAAGAGCCGACCGACCCCGCCGATAATCTTGCCGTGCGGATGATCGCCAACCTCGGCGAGCTCGCCGCGCATGTCGGCACCCTGGCCAATCGTGAGCCACCCGCGCCCGTGACCCAGATCACCCTCGGCAATGTCGACGTCCACGCCCACGTCCATGAAGCCAAAGTCACCAAGACCACGCCAGTTCGCGACGAGCGCGGCGTGATCCTCCACTCCGTAACCGAAAGGATCGGCGATGACGCTCCTGGTACCGAATAACGGCGAAGGCGACGCTGCCGCCGCCTTCGTCAATAAATCCACGCTGTCCGATCTGGTGTTGCGGCTGTTCACCAACAACATCACCCCGGCCGAAACCGACACCGCCGCCACCTATACCGAAGCCTCCGGCAGTGGCTATGGTGCGCTCACCCTTACTGGCGCCAGTTGGACCGTGACCGAAGGCGCACCGACGCAGGCCGCCTATGCGCAGCAGATCTACACCTTTACCGGCGCGCTGGGCAATGTCTATGGCTATTTCATGACGCGCACCAGCGGCGGGCGTATTGCCCTGGCCGAACGCTTCAGCGATGGCCCCTACAACATCGTGAACAACGGCGACCAGGTCAAGGTCACGCCGCAGATCACCTTCGATTGAGGAACGAACATGAGTGAGCGTCTTCGCAAAGGCATGTGGGTGCGTTGCGCCGACCGTGTCGGCATCATCGCCGCCCTGGGCGATCCTGATATCGAGGTGCATCTGGTCGATGCCGATGGCGTCACGCAAACCGTCATCGTTGTCACCCAGTCCGCGCTCGCACAATCCGCGTTCGATGACATCCCTGCGTCGCGCCGTCCGACTGCTGACATGGCGCGCAGCCTCGGGTATTTGTAGTGGGCGTCCAAGGAACAGCCTCCATCGACTTTGGTGCCTTCCCTGGCGCGTCCGACGCCTCGGTAGACGTTACGGGGCAGGCCGACATCGTGGCCGGGTCTTTGGTCGAGGCATGGGTATTCCCAGCGAATACCACGGATCACACCGCAGACGAGCATCTGGTTGAAACCTTGCGCGTCATGGCCGGAAATATCGTCGCGGGTACGGGCTTCACGATCTACGGATTCAACACCTCGCAACTCAACGAACCGATGCGTACCGGCATAGACGGCGGGGGCAACGAGCACGCGGCCGGGCAAGACTTGGGCCGTGGGCCGCAAGGCATGCAGGTGCTCGATGATGGTGGAGAAGGCACGCGCCTCTACGGAAAGTTTAATGTCGGTTGGGTTTGGAACTAGGAGCGCACAATGGCATTACAAATTCAAGGTAATAGCGGCATGGTCGCCGAAGTCGATGGCGCCGCTTTTCGCGCGCTGAGATTTTCGCCGCGCCCCGTCGATCACGGTGCTCTGGGTGCCTACTGTATTGGTCAGCGCTCGGGAATCATCCCGGCGGCTTTAGCCGCGAACAGCGAAGTCTTTCAATTTCGCTGGAGCGATGCCTCGCGCATGGCCGTTGTTCGCAAGATCCGCATCAGCGCTTCGGTCAGCACGACGTTTTTTGCCGCTGGCGTGCCGATGCAACTCGACTTGCTCAAAGCCACAGGCTGGACGGCCGCAGGATCAGGGGGCACCCGCGCCGCTCCCGCCTCACTGCTCAAGCGGCGCACCTCCATGGGCGCATCGCTTGTCGCCGCCAGCGACATCGGCATCGCCACCACGGCGGCGCTGACGGCCGGCACCAAGACGCTGGAAACACTGGCGCTGTCCTCCGTCGTCGCGGGATGCCCGATTACAGCCTCGCTCAACGGGACCATCATCGTGCCGGGAACGATCTTGTGGCAGGCCGAAGTCGGCGACGGCGAGCACCCCCTGGTGCTGGTGCAGAACGAAGGTTTTGTGATCACCGTGCCCGCCGTCCCCGCGACCGGGACATGGGTGCTCGGCGTTGCCGTCGATTGGGCTGAGGTTACCGCGTACTAAGCCATGTCGCTCCTGCTTTCTCAACTCTCCGGCGGCGGTGGCAGCACCGTTACCTATACTTATGTTGCCAGCGGCGGCATGGTGGCATCCGGCGCCGGCCTCAACACCAAAGGCAAGAGCGTTGCCGGCAGTGGCGGAATGGTACTGGCTGGCGCGGCACCACTCGCCAAAGGCAAAGCCTGGGCAGCGTCTGGCGTCCTGTTGCTGGCCGGCCTGGGGTTCAGTACCAAAGGCAAGGCATGGACCGCCAGCGGCGGCGCACAATTCGGCGGCGCCAGCACCACCAGCTATACCGCTGCCACCGCGACGCAGACCTTCATTTATGCCGCCGATGGTGGCATGGTGCTGGCCGGAATTGCAGCCTACAGCAAAGGCAAGAGCTGGATCGCCGCCGGTGGTATCACCCTGGCCGGCCTTGCCGAACTCGCCAAGGGAAAGGCCTATGCGGCCGCTGGCGGCCTGGCAGTGTCCGGGGAGTCTCCAAGTACTAAGGGTAAGGCATGGACGGCTGCAGGAGGCCTGCTCTCAAGCGGCGCAGCCATTACCCGCTACAACGTTGCCGCCGCCGCGCAGAGTTTCGAGTACCTCGGCAGCGGCGGCCTCGGCATCGCCGGCCAGTGCATTTCGCAGCGAGTTGCCGCCAATGAAATTTCTACCGGCGGCGGCATCTTCAGACTGCCGGTGCCCGCGCGGTACTTTGATTACCTCGCCACGGGCGGCGCGCAGATTGACGGCGCTGCGGCGGTCGAATTCGCGCCGCTACCGGTGCGGATCTATGACTTCACACCGCGCGGCGGCACGCAGATCGGCGGCTCCGCCCGCATCGGGCACCACGACCAGATCGCCGCCGTTCGGGCGGAAGACGACGAATGGCTGCTCCTCGCAGCATGATGAAAGGAAACACCATGAACCGACTGCAGCGCCTGCTCATCGACAATCGCGGCAAGAGCATTTTCCGCGTCGACAACAAGGCCGCCGACGAAGCCACGATCTACCTCTACGGCGCCATCGTCTCCGACAACTACTGGGGCGACGGTATTGCCGCCATCGACTTCGTCAAGGCGCTGGCCGGCATCGATGCCGGCACCCTCCATCTGCGTATCGATTCTCCCGGCGGCGAAGTCTTCGCCGGGCAAAGCATGGCGCAAGCCATCCGCGAACACCCGGCCAATGTCATCGCCCACATTGACGGCCTGGCTGCCAGCGCCGCCAGTTGGGTGGCGCTCGCCGCCGACGAAGTGGTCATCAGCCAGGGCGGCATGATCATGATCCACCAGGCGATGGGCGTCGCCATCGGCAACAGCGCCGACCTGCGCGAGACCGCCGACCTGCTCGACAAGATCGATGGCGTCCTCGTGGCCGGCTACGCCAAGGAAACCGGCCAGTCCGAAAGCCAGATCACCG